GGGCCAAAGGGCGGTGGAGGGTTACCCGGCGGCGGTGGGGGCTTTAACGGCTCTAACGCCACATCAGCTAATGGTATGGTTATTGTGGAGTGGTAAATAATGAAATACGCACGAATTCAAAACAACACGGTTCTTGAGATTCTTGAACTTGTTCAAGGCTTTACAGTCGAGCAATGTTTTCACCCAAGCCTGATCGCAATGTGCGAGATGGTAGACGATAGCGTCCAACCAAGTTGGGTACGTCAAGACGGTGTCTTCGTTGCCCCTGTTGCGCCTACTGTAGCCGAAACTACTGAGACAGCAGAAACTACGCCAGTGGTCGAAGAGACTCCTCCAGTAACCGAATAAGGTAGAAAATGGCCGCAGAAGCAATGACCTATGACAGCCTTGTAGAGGATGTCATTACTTACTCTGAGCGCGACGACACTTCTTTTGTTGCGCAGATTCCTCGGTTGATCATGTTGACCGAGCAGAGCATTGCCGCCCAGATCAAAACCCTCATGCAGTTGAATGTGGTCAACACCACACTGACTGTCAACGACCCTGTGATTCAAAAGCCGGCCCGTTGGCGCAAAACGACCAGCATGAAGATCAACGGCCAGCCTGTGCTTAACCGGTCCATGGACTACGTGTCCCAATTTCAGACAGAGTCCAGTAACGGACAACCCTTGTACTACGGAGATTACGACTATGATCACTGGGCTCTTGCTCCAATTCCAAACAGCGCTTACCCGTTGCAAATCATTTATTACAGCCGCATACAGCCGCTTGATGTTACGAATCAAGAAAACCTCTTAACACGCGAGGCCCCTCAGGCTTTGCTGTACGGCACCTTGCTTCAGGCACAGGGCTTTATTAAGAACGCAGACAAGCTTGCAATGTGGAAAGGCTACTACGACGAGGCCATTAACGCACTCAAAGGTGAAGATCAGAAACGCATGATCGACCGCAACGCAACAAGACAGGAACCTTAAATGCCAACATATACCTCCCCGTTTACTGGGAACGTAATCCAACCCACGGACGTAAGTTACGTATCTCTTGCGCTATCGGGCACGGTACAACTGTATTGGCCCCAGTACGTCAGCACGGCGGGACAGCAGGTTGCGGCCCGTATCATGGACGTTGTGTCCGCCGCTGGTGGCATCATTCTGTTGCCAGACGCACAGCAAGCCTCTGTTGGCCAAGACATTCTGTTCCGCAACCAAGGCGCTAACGCGTTTACTGTATCTCGCTCTGACGGCACTGGCTCGTTCACTGTGCCCGTGGGTCAGGCGTACTACACGTACCTGACTAACAACACCACCGCGGTGGGTGTATGGCAGACTGTAGCGTTCGGTGTTGGCACGTCCTTTGCAGACGCCGCCACACTGGCAGGAAACAGCACAGCGGCCATTCTAGGCAAGCTAGAGAGCACAATCATTACCAACGAGTACTCCTCGTCTATCACGATCAATGACGCGTCTCGCGCGCAGTGTTTTGTGTGGACCGGTGGTGCGGGCTCGACCACGTTGCCCTCTGTGGCTTCGTTGTCTTCTGGTTGGTACATTCTGGTGCGTAACAACGGCACCGGCACACTGACAATCAACACGGCGTCTGTGGGTTCAACCATTGACGGCTTGGCTAGCTTGGCCCTCCCCCTTGGTGACTCATGTTTTATCTGCGTAAACCAAGACCCAATTAAGCAAGACTTTTTCACAGTTGGACGTTCACGCCCTAACAGCTTAACGTTCTCTTCTGCCACGTACGACGTGGACGTGGTGGCCGGCGGCACACTGAGCCTGATCACCAACACGCCAATTATTCAGCGCTACACCGCGCTAAGTGGCACCCGCACAACAACCTTGGCGGTTCAGTTGCCTGCCGTGACTCAGGTGTACTACCTGCTTAACGACACCAACCAGAGCGGCTACAACGTGACGTTCCAAGTGCAGGGTAGTGCACAACCACCCTACTCTTTGCCAACGTCCACACAGGTTATTGTGCTCAGTGACGGCACAAACTTATACCCTTTGATTCAGACCAACATTGGTCAATACTTGGCCAACAGGGGCACCGCGGCTTCTCCTGCGTTTACGTACACACTGGACCCTGTGACGGGCATGTACTCACCAAACAACGGCCAACTGGGCTTTTCTGTGGCGGGTAATAACATCGTGACCATGGACTCGACTGCCGGTGTGGGCAACTACGTGACCCGTTTTGTGGGGCGCGTGCAGGCTGACCTGATCTCTGGTGGGGCGTTCTAATGGCGACTGAACCGTCCAAAATATTCACCCTCTTTGTTAAACCCGGCATCAAGCGGGACGGTACAAGGTTTGAGGCTGACGAATACAACGACGGTAAGTGGGTAAGGTTTCAGCGTGGCAAGGCAAAGAAGATTGGTGGATACCGCCAGATGTTTGCCTCTCCCACCGGCATCCCACGCGGGATGATAACCAACTCACTGAACGGCGTTAACTACATTTACGCGGGCAACTACAAGGGTGTTGAGGTGTTCAACACCGGCACCGACCAAGGTGTTGGTGTGGGTCCTTTCCCAATTGAGTTTAGCAAGACCTACGTGGTTGTTCAGGTTAACGTGTCTCCTAAAACAATTCACGTTAAGGGCAACCACCTTGCGGCTTTTCCTAACGGCACAACATTCTGGGCGTACAGCACGACAGGTGTTCGCACTAACTACACCACAAATACAGCACCGACTTACAACACCCCCGGCAACTACACAGAGTTACATTTAATTGCTGTTACAGGCATGCCCACGGTGCCGTTTGAGATTTATGTGCCCAATGGTTTTGCCGCAAGCAACCAACATTTGTGGCAGTTTGACATTGCGTATGACTCCACTGGTACAGGCAACTCTAAGCTGTTGGCCCACCCCGGCCACAACCTAGACAACATTGACTCTGGTGTTAACACGTCACTGTTTGCCGGTAACTTCTTACCAGACCCAACAACAGGCAGGTACATCCTAACAGAGGTGGTTGATTCCACTGGCACAACACCTACGTACCTACCAATTGACGCCAGTGGCGGTGTTGTGGTGCTCCACCCGTTTGTGTTTGTGTACGGCAACTTTGGTTTGTTACGCAACAACAACGTGATATTCAACTCGTCCACAGCCAACGTGCAAACGTTTAGTGACTGGAACGGCACGCTGGCCAACGAGGTGAACGTGACGGCCGGCAAGATTGTGCGGGGGTTTCCTATTCGTGGTGGTACGTCATCACCCTCTGGTCTCTTCTGGGCCACAGACTCTTTGGTGCGTGTGTCCTTTACAGGCACAACGCCATACTACTGGCGCTACGACACGGTGTCTAACCAGACGTCTATCATGTCGTCTAGCTCGGTGGTTGAGATGGACGGCACTTTCTTTTGGATGGGTGTTGACCGGTTCTACTTGTACAACGGTGGTGTTAAAGTTCTGCCTAACGACAAGAACGTTAATTACCTGTTTGACAACATTAACTTTGGTGCCCGTCAAAAGGTGTGGGCCACCAAGGTTCCTCGCTACAACGAAATCTGGTTCTTCTACCCACGCGGCACAGCAACAGAGTGCACGGACTGCATTATCTTTAACGTTAAAGATAACGTTTGGTACGACGCCGGCGAGGCTGAAGGCGCGCGCAGGTCCTGCGGTTACGTGACCGAGGTGTTCCCCCGCCCTGTCTGGGCAGGATGGGACTTTAACGGCCAACTGGGTCAGACCTATACACTGACCTATGGTCCAAACCGTGCCACGTCACCGGTCACAACAGCCTATCAGGTGATCGCCCCCGGGGACCTGACAACCAACCCGGCCGGTAGTTTCATGGTGTTTAACACGCAAATTAGCGAGAACTTTGCCTCTGTTAACCAAATCACCGCGGCGGTGTTTACGAACAACTCCTCTGGTGGGTACACCACAATGACCTTTGCGGACATTGTGCCTGTCTCGGTTATTGCGGGCAGTACCATGACGCAGGCCACGGGCGGCTACTCGATATGGGAGCAAGAGTTTGGAAAGAACAAAATTACCGCCACTGAAGAGTATGCAATTGACTCTTTTGTAGAGACCTGCGACATTAGTTGGGTGGGAGGAACGCCCGCCTCAGACGAGCCTATGGGCGTTAACAGACGCATGCACCTGACCCGTATTGAGCCGGACTTTAAGCAGGTCGGTGACATGGAGCTTACCGTTGTTGGTAGGCCTTTTGCAAACGACGGCGTAGAAGAGAAGGGCCCCTTCACCTACACGCCCACGTCCGGCAAAATTGACCTTCGCGTTGAAGCGCGTCTTGTCAGTTTGCGCTGGCGCAGTAACGTTATTGACGGAGATTATGAGGCCGGTAGAACGCTAATTACCGCCGAGTTTGGCGACGAACGGCCTTAAATGTTAATCGAATTCTTGCCCGAATATAGTACTTGGGAAGATTGGAACGGGAATTTGCTCCACTACTTTGGTGAACAGCAGTTCCCGTTTTTGCCTGAAGACCAGTGGCGTGAGGTGGCCTACGCGGTTAACTTCAACCCCGTGTTTGATAAGTACGCCATCCCCAACCCTGAAACGTTTGAAACGTGGCAAGAATGGGCCAACCTGTTGATCACCGCAGTCAACGGCAACGGGGCATAAACACCTCAAATTATGGGTAATTCTCTATAGGAATACCCAACCAACACGACGCACAAAATGGCCTACGAACAAACATACGATACCGCCTCTGAAGACACCAGTGCTCTTGGTGGGTTGTCTTCTATTGCCGCGCCAGCCGCCGTGCCTGCTCCTGTTGCAAGTCTTCCTAGCTACGAGCGTGCGTATGCCGCGTTTGGTGGAAAAGAAGGCACAGATAGCTTACTTGCACAGTTAAGGGGTATGGGGTTATCTGAAGACATTATTGAGTCTTCCCTTTCTCCTTATTACGCAACAACCCCCACAAACACAGTAGCCGCGCCTGTAACACCTGTAGTAAATAACTACACAGACACTCAAGCTGTTGCAGAACAACCCCAAGTACTTAGTGGGTTAGATCAAGGATTTGCGCAAAATTTAGACACTCAAACTGTTGCGGAACAGCCTCAAATGCTTGGTGGGTTAGATCAAGGATTTGCGCAAAATTTAGACACTCAAGCTGTTGCAGAACAACCCCAAGTACTTAGTGGGGTAGCGCAGACTACACCTCCTAACACAACCCAGATGGGTGATTTGTCGGGTAGTGCTTTCCCAAATTGGCAACAAGAACAAGATGTTAGACAGCAAGAAGTAAATAAAAGAATTCTTGCCAACGATAAAACTTTGTCTGGAAACATCATGGCTGGCGCAAGTTGGCATAGCCTGAATCCAACACTGGCAGACCAGTTAACACAAGCCACGGGGCAACAAACATTTAACACCGCCGTTGGTGGTGCCACTACAGCAGATACCTTACAACAGTTAAACGACTTCACTGGTGCTGGCGGCTCATTTGCGCCGGGCTCTAACTTGGTTTTACAACAAGGGGGCCTTGATTTTGTTTACGGCGTGGATAAAGAACAAACTTTAAACAACCTTGATCAAATTATTTCTTACATGAATCAACAAGGCGTCAATGTTGTTTTGGCTGGCTCTCCCTACGCCTCGTCTTTTGCAGATGTAGAAGCAAACAACTTTAACCCTGAACTAGATCAAATTTATAACATCCTTGCTAACAAGTATTCAAATGTAACGCTTGTTGATTCGATGGGAAGAATTTTGCAAGATAAGTCTTTGTTGGCAGACCCAATACACCCCAACGCGCGAGGTTGGGAAATGTATAACCGAAGTATCCTTGACGCGTTAAATAACCGAAACCGTACAACCGAACAAGGCTAAGTAGTTTAAATATGGCATTAGATAACTACCGCACAAACATGTTTGAAGACACAGAAGATGACTTCGGTGGGTTGTCGTCTTTAGGTGGAGAAACAGCCACGTCTATTACTACCCCCGCCGCTGTTGCAAGCCTCCCCAGTTATGAGCGTGCGTATGCCGCGTTTGGTGGAAAAGAAGGCACAGATAGCTTGCTTGCGCAATTAAGGGGTTTGGGGTTATCTGAAGAGACTATTGAGTCTTCCCTTTCTCCTTATTACACAACAGCCACAACAGGTGTTACGGGCGGTCTTCCTGCAACTACAGGCGCCGTTGGTGCGGACACAACAACCACAGGTGTTACGGGCGGTCTTCCTGCAACTACAGGCGCCGTTAGTGCGGACACAACAACCACAGGCGCAACCACAGGCGCAACCACAGGCGCAACCACAGGCGCAACCACAGGCGCAACCACGCCAACGTTGGCTGATTTAAGAAACAACTACAACAAATTAGGCGCAACAACGACTACATATACCACCACAGAGGCTGGTGATGTAGCTAATATTCAACCTACAGATTTGGGTGGCGGGTGGATGGCTTGGGAGAAGCCGGGCGCGACCACTCACACTGGAGGTGAAAGTGGAGAAACTATTTCAGCCCCAGCAACCCTTGGTGGTTTTGCAAAACGCAATACAGAAGGAAACGCCACAGAATATTACGATACAGACGGGAAATTCCTGTTCACTCAAAAAGATGTAAGTTTAACTAAACAAATACTCAGTGATCTAAGTCCTCTTGTATCTATGGTAGTGCCCTTTGCAGGGGCTGAATTAGGAACGTTGTTAAATGTGTCCGCCGCAACAGGCACTGCAATTGTTAATGCAGGTTTGCAAGTAGCTAATGGAGCCAGCATTACAGACGCGTTAACAGGCTTGGCTGTTTCTCAGGTATCTAGTGGAGTTTCGGGCGCAGTTTCAGGTGAAATAAGCAAGCTGGTTTCAGACCCTGCAACTGCAAATTTATTGAACAATGTTGCTAGTGGACTTACTACAGGTGTTTTGTCTGGTAATACATCAAATTTGGATAAAGTAATTGTTGGGTCTGTCATTGATTCTGTTGTCAGTAATCAAACAGGCAACAGTCTTATAGGTAAAGCGGCAAGCACTTTAGCCACAACCGGAAGCACAGACGCGGCGGCACAATCACTGATCGGCGGACTTACTTCTGGGTTGGCTACCTCTGGAAAAACCACTGGAAGTGGTTTAGATTCTTTGGCAAGCCAAGACACGCTTACCTCCGGTAGTACAGCAGGAGACACAGTAACAGGAAGTACTTTTGCTAATAAAGATATTGTCTCCAGTATTGGTGACGGCGCAACGACGGTAGGCTCAATAACCGGCACACCAAACATTTTAGTAGACGCTAGTACGCTTGTTGATAATGAGTTTGGTAACCTGCAGGGCGCTATAGACACTAATGCGGCGGCGGGTAATAAGGCCACCTCTTTTAACGACACCTTTAATGCTTATCGAACAGCCTTTGGTCCCAACACAACTTTCACGTGGACTAACCCTGCTACCGGAGTTACAGGAACGTACACAACAGGAACAAAAGAAGAAGCAGACGCCGCGGCGCAGGCTAGGATTGACGCTTTAAATAGAACCAATTTATCAACGGTAACAGACGCGTCTTTAACTGTTCCAGCGCAATCCGACACGGCCGCGCGAGCCGCCGCCGCACGAGATACAGCCGCACGCATTTCTGCAAACAATGTTCTTGCGTCTAACTTAGACTCTACTGGTGGTGGCTATTGGTCCGACACCACAAACGCCACAGACGCCGCAGGTAACTTAGTTGGTGGCGCTCAAGGTGTTGGCACGCTCAACACAAACACAACCCTTGGTAAGGCTGTAGACACACTTCAAACTGGTTTAGGTTCCGCAGTACAAACAGGACTAAACACCGGCGCTGGTTTTGTTGCAGGTGGCGCAAACTTATTAGGCCAACTGGGCACAGGCTACGGGCTTGTAACCGGCGACATGGACAACGCCGCAAGAACTACAGCCGCCCAAATTAAGTCATCGTTGAATGACGTTTTGACAAATGACTTTAAGGGCGACCGCACAGCCATGTGGAACGCAATTCAACAGGCTGGCGGAGAAGGACAGTTTGCACAGTTTGCCGAAACATTTAGACAGTTTGGTTCTAGCCCACTTCAACTGGCCGCTTTCTTGGCAGAACAAAGCCCAACACTAATGGTTGGTGCAGGCGCCAT